TCTGAATATTGTAGGAAGTTTGCAGCAGTAAACCACCATTCAAACTGATTGCTTGAAGATTGAGGTTTACCGAAAATCTCCAAAAGTTGTGCCTCGTTCCCAATAGAAACTACAGAACCCACAGGGCCCTTTTCAAATGGTCCAGCGATGGCACCAATCGTAGTCTGAACAGCAGGAACAATGTTTGTAAGATCAATCTCTCTGACATGTACGCCAGGTGAAACTAAAAATCCCATTGTTTTACTCCTTTAATTAATAGAGTGCTTTTAATTATTATTGTGATAATATTTATAAAAAATGATTTTCCAAGATGACTTTTTATATGTGTCGAATTGTATAAATACTTTTATGGCAAATGCTCACTATGAAAAATATAAAGACACCATTAAAAAAGTATCTCGCAGAAATTACCGCAAAAGAATTGTTTTACTAAATGAATTTTTATCAGACAAATCTTGCCAACACTGTGGTGAAAGTGAAACAATGTGTCTCAAATTCTACCCTCATAATTCTGAAATACGAAAATTAACAAAAAGAGTTGGTACTAGTAATGATAGCCGGAAAGAAATATTTCATCTAGTAAACAATTCTACCATATTATGTTCGAATTGTTGGATTAAAGCACATAATGACTTAATCGAATTTATTTAATTCTTTACCAATTTGAACCATAATCTCTAACAACTGGATTCCATCGTGTTCCATATTCATCAACTATCTCACCAATATTTTCATCTTCTAATCCAGTAACAACAAAACCGAATGGAGCCATATCTTGTTCCAATGCGTCCTGTTGTTCTCTCATCATAGTTTGTCTTATATCCATGTCAGTTAGTTCTTTGAAATAAGTTTGATCTGTCATCCATGCAAAAATGAACATACAGGCAACTAAATCATCCGTACAACCATCGTCTGCCTCATATGAACTTCCCTTTACAATAAAGGTAGATAGTTCACTAATAATGTCTAAGTCTTCTATTATCAATTTATTATCTTCAATTAATTGTTTGAGATTGGAACAACCAATTTTCTTAACTGCCTTTGTTGTCCTCACACCTAATTGAGCTCGTCCACCAGAAAATCCTCCACCAAGAATTTGTCCTGCTCGTCCACGCATGGAAGCCATGACAAGATTATCATACTCTAAATCATATTGTAAAGCACTAGCAACCTGTTCACCAATATCATTTACTTCTATAGTTACAAAGGCTTGATTGTATGCTCGAGCAACATCATATATCTTTGAAGGAAACAGTAGAGGTTTAATTTCATTATCTCTATATTTTGCGGCAATACGATAAGGCATTTCAGATACATCAAATATTAAAAATGCAGAATAATCATTCTTGGTGCCACGGGAAACGTCAGCAACTAACACATATGTTCGTCCAGGCTCAGGCTTTTCATATAAGTCAATCCCTGCATTAGATTGTGTTGGGTTTTTATAAGACATTGTTCTTAATTTTTGTGGTGTAATCAAAGTGTCAATAGAACCAAGGAATTCACATTCAAACTCTGTGTTGAACTGTGACACAGAAGTATTTTTAATAGTCTCTTCTTTCCAAGCAACATCTCGGCCGGGGATTTCACTCCAATGCACCTCAATAGGAATATAAGAATTTCTCTCATTCTCTGCATCGTTCCACAACTTATAAAACATATTCATGCCGTGTGGTGTGGAAACAATCATCACCTTTGTTGTCTTACCAGATGAAATGGTAGGATATACTGATGAAAAAAACTGTTCGGCAACATTAGCAGGAACATAAGCAAACTCGTCAAGGAAAATGATGTTATAAGAACCACCACGAACAGCACTTGCAGAAGTAGACGAAGCAAGTATCTTACTACCATTCTCTAGTTCAAGACTCCCTTTGTTCCAAGACATAACGCCTTGTTGCAACCACTTTGGAAGATTTTCGTATGCGAGTTGCAGTCTACCCAACAAGTCCCTTGCAGTAGCCGCCTTGTTAGCAAGTATCGCCACATTGACAGAAGGATTAAACAAGACATAATGCAACAAATATGCTATAATGGTGGTTGACTTGCCTGACTGGCGAGGAAGTTTGCAGATGGTGAAACGATTGTTATGAAATGTTCCCACCATCTCCTTTTGAAAATCATAAAGTTTAAATGGAATGAGGCCTTCATCCAGCGAGACAATTTTAATATACTGTTGTATGAAATAAATAGGGTCTTTCATACATTTTGCATATTCCTCAACCTCTTCCTTGGTCCAAGTCTGTTGAACATTGGCCTTTTTGAGATTCGGATTACGTAAATAGACCGAATCACCGGACATTATTTGTCCTTCAACATTTTTTGAAGCTCTGTTGTAGAACCAACAAACAAAGCGTTAGTTACATTCTTGGGTGCGTTGTTTGGTACTTTTTTTAATTCCTTCATCTTTTTCTGAAGATCGCCAAGCTTCTCCGTAACCTCTGCTACATTTTTAATCAGTTGTCCAGCGACCTCATATGTCCTTGGATGTTCACTTTCTTTAGCAAGCTCAAGAATACCATCGATGGCATTGCTCCCCTTTTCAACCAAATTATAAAATTGTTTCCTTTGATATTCATAATCATTTTCTAAATCATCTTCATTGATAGTAGGAGAATAGTTTTCTACATCAATAGTTTGAGGAACAATTTTCTCTACAACACCCAATTCTCTATCAATTTTCGCCATGGTAATATTGTTTTTCATTATTCGTCTTCACCTGTCACTGGATTAAAATCTTTTGCATCTTGGAAGAATGATGTTGTTTCATTAAATCCAAAGTTATCATCTGCATCAGCTGATGTTGGATCTGGTGTTACTGTGTATCTCTGCTCTCTCTTTGGTGATTGATCCGGCAAATCTGTATATTGATCAACCTGAACTGTCTTAATAACCTTACTCGAAGTAACAGGACCATAAAGATAAAATTTAGTAGTAAAGGACATTGTATATATCAAAGCTCTACGAGAAACAAAATCTCCATCATAATTGTCTTCATATGATATACTGTTCAAAATGATAGGAACATCTTTCTTAATTCCCATGTCTGACATATCGTTAATAGTAAGAGTATAATCTGGTTGAAAGTAGGGAAGAATTTGTTCCACAATCTGTAAAGCATCATCAGACTGCTTTGCCATGATATATAATTCAAAGTCTAAATTGTATGGTACAGGCATATATTGCGTGTCTAGTTGTTTTGTATTTGCACCTTTGACTTTCTTAAATTTCTGCACCCGACTCAATTTTCTTGCTGGATCATAAGAAAGGTCTTTAATTTCAAATCCAATTCTAGGAAGTGTGATAGCAACCTGTTTCGTTAAATCAGCATCTTCTCGCAAACGCACCAGAAACTTTTCTCTTGGCCCGTAAGCAAGAGGAACTTTCATAGTTTGTATTATTGTTCCAGAATTGTCCTTACGAACAAGACTGATATCATTAAACAATGTTCCGAAAGAAATAACTATTTTTCGTATGGTTTCATGATAAAATTGAGTTCCTAGCATTATGAACTACTCCCTGCATCTCCAAATGGATTTGATTCACTGAAATCTAAAATCGGCCGACTTTGAGTTTCGAAATACTCATTTTGTGATGTCATATCGGTACTCATATCACCAACTATATAGTCTTCCTGAATGAGATATTGATCATCACCAGTATCAGCAGGCCTTTCAAGCACAATACTTTCGCCTGCAGATTGTGTATCGTCTTCACCGATTATATTATCACCAGCATCAGCAGACCCATCAGTTGAGTCTATTAATAACAATTCATGTTCTGGTGTGTATTCTAATCTTATCTCTTCGTTAACCGCTGAAGATTGTTCCAGAGTAAATTGATGAACAAGTGCATCTAGAGAATGTTCAGTTTCAATTGCATCAAGAGCTGTAATACCAGTATCGATAACTTCAGAACTATAATCATACAAGCGACAATGTAATTTATATACTGGATTATTGTCTAACTGATAAAATGGTTCATCATGGTCTACAAAATTAACCTGAAACATTTTATCAAGAACTGGATGATAAATTGCATCACCTTCTTGCGGCCTATCAGCATCTGTTACAGCAATATCTTGAATAATGTAAAAATTATTATCCCCAGTAACAGTAGTTAGAGTTG